ATCTAACGTGGTTAAGTGGGGATGGTCTGTTGCAGGAGGGTTTATAATATGGATTGTTCTTCATTATGCTGCGTCTCACATGTATGTTTATTTCTGCACCCCAAATTCTGTTGTTGGATTTGTTGTGTCACTGTTTATTACATCTACTCCTCAATGTCGGGGTTTACGGTGGCTAATTAATACTGGAGCAAGTAGCATTGACGCGGTATGGGTGTTGATTGGAACATGGTTCTGTAGCAAGCTTGTTTACCTGTAACTTATTTTAAAAAGATTCCACTCAATTTTTGAATAAATGTATCCACAGGCAATTTGCTAATAGGGATTTTTATCTCTGATTTTTCATACATGGTTGTAAATCCTGGTTCCGGAGTCTTATGCAAATTAAATTTTGATATATTGTACTTACCATAAATAGATAGGATTTTGTGGAAATGCTTATTATTGTAATTTACACCCCAACCAAATTGACCATCTTCCACATTTTTAAATAACTGATAGCAAAGAGGTATCTTGTATAAATATCTTTTTTTATGGAAAGGGTGATACAAGTTAAGAAAACTATCCATTTCTTTTATGGTAGATGAATTTACTCGTAACATCATTTCTCTTGACGTTTTAGAATAAACAATTGAATGTGTTGACCCGCACAAATAAACATACGAATGGTTACTTATGGAGGACAATTTCTCTCTATAAATGGGAAGGCATCCTAAATAATAAATTAATACATTGTCTTTCTGATTCAATAAGAAATCATTTAAACATAATACATTTTCCGCTTCTTTTATTGCTGGATTAAAAAAACAATTGTCTTCTAATACCAAAATATTATCATAATTGCATTGTTTTGCATGTCTGAAAATATTTAAATTTATATCTACAAAATAATACGATAATGTTGATCCGTTATCTTTTTTCTTTAATAGTTTGGGATCTTGTATTAGTATCACGTATAATTTTTTTGTTGGTTTATAAGTATTTAATTCTGCAATCATTCTTTCTAATTTTCCATTTCCTACAGTATGAATTAGATATGTTGCATCAATGCTAATATCAAATAATCCACCTTCCTCATATTGAATTTCGTATATGGAATATCCAATTTCTATACTAAGGTCATTTGTCTCGTTTTCAACGTCTTCTACTGTTACTGATGGTTCTACTTTATCCGAAGGTTCTACTTTATCCGAAGGTTCGTGTTGATCCACAGGTGTTTCTTCTACTACAGGTTCGTCTTTATCCACAGGTTTTTCTATTACTGTATTATTATCTTTGTCTAAATGATATTTCTCTATAGTTTCAATTGTTATATTGTTATCAATTTCTTTTTTATCTGACATAAATTTATCTATACAAAAACGACAAAAAAATATAATTCAAATTAAACGACCAAATAAATTATTTTCTCTTAAAGAACGATGTAATTGCGGCATTTCCATTCTTTTCATTGTTTGTTTTTCGTAAATACTCGTCAAATAGTAGAATTTTGATCTCTTTATTCCTAAGCTTCTCTATTTTCTTTTCCAATTTAATCGGATCATCTTCTTCTTTTCTTAAAACGTTGATTTCTCGTTGAAACGTCTTAATCTTTCCTACTTTCTTTTGATTCATCCATATTTTTTCCAATACAAGAGCAAATAATTGTTGCACTGGTTTCATTATCTGATTCGTAATATAAAACGAGTAATCAATCTTAAGATTTGCCTCTTTAATATATTGCGGAGTTTCAATCTTCTCTCCTTGAAGAGCTTTCTTATTTGGATTATGGATATAAACAAACGGTATGCGATCCCCTGAGCTGGGTTTATTTCCTGGATCCCGCTCTGTCATTCTGTCGGCCAACACTTTATGTGCAATAGACTGCGGATTTTTATAACCGGTTCTTAAAGATTTTGTAATAATAAGTTTATCCATCGGATAATTCTCATCTACTATATTTTGCAAACACGATTCTAAAAACTGCGTGGCTTGTTGTATATTTTGTTCCTTCATTAGGATATCTATAATTCCACCATAGACATCTTTCACAATGGGTGCATTATCGCGGCGTTTTAATACGATCCCCATCTCTTTGCGTTTGCATTTATCTGGATCGTGCTCATAAAGCATTCCTACATAACGCTTTTTGGATAGCAAACAGAATGGCATGAATGTCTTTTCATATTCCAAATCGTGTGGTTTTTTCAGGAAATTGGATGCTAGATGCCCGGCTTCCTGTGCGAGTTCAATCGTGATTTCAAGCGCCTTTTTACCGCGAATAGGTTGACCCTCTGGGGTTTGCAAATTGAATGTGAAGAATACAGAGTCCGTGTTGTGAACAATCATATTTCCGATTCCGGCTGCAAAATGATGGTTGTCTGTAGTCAAGTCATAAACGTAACCGGTGTAGCGAATATATTGCATATCTATGATTACATTTTTATCAAAGTCAAGCAGTGAATCATGTTTGTAACAAAAGTTCAAAATCTGATCTTTACCGAAATAACTTGTTAACCCTCTTGACTGGGAATGCGCAAAACATTTTGCAATATGCAAATGATCCTTATTTGTTTTCATATTAAAATCTGTATTTAATTCCCCCGGAAACAAATGATATTGTTTGTCAAATGGAAGAGGATGATGCAATAACTTACTTCCTATTTGCACATCTTTGGGTGAAATTTCAGTTCCATCCATTGTAAGCAAAGAATGATCATCCGTAACATCAACTAAACCCGTGTGGGTTAAAACACGAACCATTTTCTTATGAGATGCAAGCTCGTGGCGAATAACTCTGTAAAGCTTTGTCCATCCTTTTTCCGTCCAAGTTTCAACACCAGATAATTCGCAGAATTCTTTTTCCTGCTTTCCTTCTTCAAGACATTTTACCCAATTGTTTTCTCCATATTTTTCTGCAAGGGATTCAATGGTGCAAATATCCAGTTGTCCGTTAACTCTCACATATACAGGTGTATAGTTTGCAACACTGTCCCCATATACATACTCCGCTTTCGTCAGTACCGGTCCATAGTTTTTCGTTTCACAAATCGCATCTCCATATACTTCCTCCACCACGCGCTTTGCATACGTGAGAAGATTACGACCAGTCGCCGTCGTACAAGCAGCAATATCCTTCTCATAGAATGTACTCGTCTTTGCACCGCATTGCCCATAAAGTGAATTGGCTGTTACTTTGTAGCCGAGTTGCCTCTTGTCCAATACATTCTTCATGAATTCGTCATTTTGAAGGGGAATCAATTTCCTCGTGGTTTTTCTTGCGACTAAAAGCTCCTCCAAAATAGAAGGCATAATCGCCTTTCCTTGAGCAAATCGGCACACCTTTTTCCCCGTCTTTATCTTTTCCAACGCTGCTTTCGGATTGTTGTTCTTGCGAACATACTTGAATGTGTCGTATTCAATGCTTACATATTCATGTCCTGGCAAGTTATCATATATGAAGGCGCCAGATTTATCTTTTTCCCCACACTCTTTCACCAAATTACCATGCAGATCAAACTCTTGGGTCCACACCTTGCTATCATGCGACAAATTCTCACTAATCATAGACGACGGATAAAGAGACGCATAATCTACACACGCAATCGGATTGTCCAAATACAAATCACACTTGGGGTCCAAGACAATGGCTCCTTCATAATATTCATTCATATTTCCCTTTTCAATGACAGGCATCAACGTACGCTTTTCCCTGCATTTCTTTGCAATATAACTTGTCAGTTTAATGCCCTGGCCGCGCATCACCAAGAAATTAATCGGTACACTGCAAATATTTGCCATTTCTACAAACCCAGTCAATACATCTGATTTATTCATGAGGTGATGCACGAGGTTGCAATCCTGAATACAGTATTTTGCGATGATGGAACGGTCTTTCGCTGTACCATTTGACATGCGGAAAATGTCTTTCGGTGTCACATCATCTTTTGCCAGACACCAGCGCGTCTTTTTACTCTGATCCGGGGTCACAATACCCGAAACCACAAAGTTCTTTTCTGCCTTGTTAACACGCAATACTTGGAATTTTGCACCACTATCGTAATAGTCAACTGAATGGCCAATTTCTTCAATATGGACATAGCTCCCCTCTTGAAGCCCAGTCATGTTTGTAGTGGTAATCATGGTTTCTCCGGTTGATAATTCCAACTTCTTGATGTAATCACCGATAAAATGACCTGCAACGGAATCCAGCTTATACGAGGACAAGTTTTCTTCTCGTCGGAAGACATTGAGCAAATCAATTTGCAGACGACCGTTCATCTTGATAAAGTGCAAATTGTATTCACCGCTGGCCAGCTTCACACTGCTTTCCTCTATTTTATAAATCCCAGTGTCGCGGTCTTTTGTTGCACAGATTTCCTCCACATTTCGCGACAGTTTCAAGAAATCAGAGACACAGTTGTTCTCTTCCGCCCGGCGAAACATGAACTCATAATCAAAACCAAATATGTTGTATCCAATGACAATGTCTGGATTTTCTCGCTGAATCAAATCCTTCCACGCCAATAAGACTTCGCGTTCTGTCATATACGATTCTATGACTGAATTCGCCGGAGTTTCGCATGTGTTTAATGCAATACAGTGATTCAAATAGGGCTCTGGTTCTCCATATCTTAGGAAAGTGGATCCGATAAACGTAACCTTGTCCCCTTCCAAGGCTGGAAAATACTGATTGAGGGAATCATTGAGCTCTTTTAGCTTGACATCCTTTGTCGCCTTTTTATCCAAGAGGACTTCCACAATCGTTCTCTTCTTTGCTTTCGTTTGCTGCCCCATAATCTTTTTATACAGGTCTGGTTTCTCTTCATCCTCGTCATCCGAACCATCATTATCCTCTTGAAACCCCGCATCTTGTTTTTCGTATTCGGCTTCAAACATGGCCTCTATTCTGGACGCGGACAAATTCTGATCCGTGTGTTCAATTGCCTCTGCATTGACCCACCGTTGAAATCGGGTTTCAATCTCTTGAATATTCTTGGGGATCTTCTTAGGATAAACGATGTCAACTTGTTTCTCGGATCCGTAACCGAACGCGCTCAGGATCATGTTTTTTAGAATGCTTTTGCACAAATCGGGCGTCATATCAATCGCCAGCTTGTTAAAATATTCCATGATATTGGAGGCCAGCTTTTTATAGGATTTGATTGGGACTGGGAAATCACCGTGACTACTATTGGCCTCAATATCAAAACTACAGATCTTATAAGGAACTCGTGTCTCCTTCTCCGGATTCGGAATAATATTGCTGTATCCGATTCTGAATTCGTAAGTGCAAGTGGTCATTTTTTCCAAATCATCAATAATAACTGTTGATTTTTTTGGTAAAGTTACCCAGCCAGATGGACTCATATTTTTGATATGAAAGAACCGGAGCAGGGGAGGAATATTTGCCTCATACAAGTAGGTATGGGTATTCTGGAATACGAGACCGGATTTGAGAAGTTTCCTTTCACTGCGACCATCTGGATTTGTAATATACGGAGTATACCAGAGATTTTTCGCCTTGTTGAATGCGTTTATATTCTGAAACTCAAGTCGGATAAATTTGTGTTCTTTCCCGCCGTCAAACCCATAGAGTTTTTTTCGCTTGATAATCTTGCACTCTGTAATGGAATTCTCGTAGAATTTTCCCATCTTGGCTTTGATATGCGATAGAAACGTGTTTTTCGCTGCAATCCCCCACGAATCGTCTACTTTTACATAGAAGAATGGCTTGAAATCATCTACAATGATGGAACACGTTTCACCGGATTCATTAACACCGAACATCTGCACTTGGAACACAGACTTGTCCTTTATCGTTGTTGTCACCGATCCATCACTGCTGCATTCTTCGCTGTCTTCCTCGGCAACGCTTTTATCGTTGAATACATTGAAGTCAAATAACCTGAAAGGTAATTCCATTTTATATCTACCTTACCATAATACTATAGTTTTAATTCAATTTTATTGTACATTAACACATTATAATGTAAAAAAAACATTCTTCAATCCAAAAAAATAAATTGTAAGATTTTTATTTTTCAATCTTATATTCTCCTACACTTATTATATTTTCGTACATATCGTTATATTCTTTGCTGTCAGGTTTTAATGTTTTAATCAATTCCATTTTTTCTAAAAAAGTATTTTTATAATAAATATCGTCTTTTATTATACTATTCAAATCCTCATTATCTAAAATATATTTGTATAAATTATTTTTTCCTTCTAATGAAGGCGTGTGGATTTTACTGCGAATAGGATATAAAAGTAAACTTATTTCTTTTATAGGATAATTATCTATGATTAAATTTAATTTATCTTCTATTTCCTTTAATAAATAATTGATAGATTTTTCTTTTACTATATCGTGTTTATTTTTCAAAAAGTGGTGATGGTACCAAAGTATGCTATAACTTAAATATATATTGGATACTATATCTGACATATTTCCCGACAACATTTGCTTAGATTTAATCTTTCCCCCTAAAAGTGAAATAAAATTTGAAAGTAAACTAAATTTTAAAGTAAGATTATCTAATCTGGTTTCTATATTTTTTTTACTATTAATTAAATTTACAGGAGAAAATAAAGAACAATAATTTTTTACTATTTCATAAAACATGGAATTAAAATTTTTACGAAATGTTTCAATATCATTATTTTGAATACTCTCAAAAATAGGGAAGATGTAAGGATGACTTTTGTTCAGTCCTTGACCAAAAATAATAAGACCGCGAGTTAGTGTGTTTGATCCCTCAACTGTAATTCCAACCGGAGATGCGTTATAAAATTTAGTAAAAAAATTATTATCGCCTACACATATTCCACTTCCAGCATAAATATCCATTCCATTGTTTAAAATATTTCTGGCACGTTCAGTTGTTTGTTGTTTCATAATTGCTGTAATAACAGATGGTGTTGAACCATTATCTAAAATATGATTTGTAAATTGAACAGAACAATGTATTATCCACGTATTTAAGTACATGTCAACAAATTTTTCCCGAACTGCCTCCATGTCACCAATTTTCATGTTAAATTGTTTCCGCAAATTTATATAGTTCATCATTGCATAAGTTATATATTTTGATGATCCATTTGCAGTTGCTGGTAAACTTACACCGCGACCAACTGCTAAGCATTCCATCAACATTTTCCATCCTTCTCCAATTTTACTTTCACCTCCAATAACTTGTTCTGGATCTATATGAATTGTTCCTTTTATAGTTCCATTTGGAAATCCAGAATTATTTGGATTATGAAAAGTATTGCATAAATCTGGATAGTTTTCTTTTTTTATTAGAGCTAATGTAATACCACTTTTCTTTGAATTTAACAAATTATTGGGGTCTGTCAAGTGAAATGCAATACCCATTAAATTTGAAACTGGGGCAAGTGTTATGTATCTTTTGTTTAGTATTATTTTTATTTTGACTTTACCATCTACAATTTCAACTACTCCTTGATCTATTTTTCCTATAGCATCACTTCCATTATTAGGTCCTGTTAATCCGAAACAAGGTATAAATGTTCCATTAGATAGCAATGGTAAATAATAATTTTTTTGTTCTTCTGTTCCATAATGCTGTATTAATTCTCCTGGTCCAAGAGAATTTGGTACCATGGTAACAACTCCCAAAGATGGATTGTAAGAAGAAATTTTTGATAATATTTTTGACTGGGCAGTGACTGAAATACGATTCCCATTATATTTTTTATCAATAATCATACTCAAATATCCTTTGTTTCCTAAATATTTTAACTTATCGTGTATTTTCTTATTTGGATATAATTGTTCTTCTCCAAAAAAATTCAATAATTTATCCGTTGACTCAACAATTTTTTTTTCATGTGAAGTCAACTTTTTAATACTTGATGAATCATACAACTTAGTATAATTTATTTTTCCTTTAAAAATCTCCCTATCTATAGATACACCTCCTGATTTCAAAGCAATTATTTCAGTATCTGAAATTTTTGGAACTATTGATTTAACCCGACGAAACAAATATTTATAAAACATTTATAATAATTACAAATATTATTTATACCATTTGTCATTATTAAATTAAATTTATTTTCTTCCATATTTGCAATGTTGTTTTTGAGAGAAACCGCGTGGTCTCTTACAATTAATGCTTTTTTTGTATTTCATTGACCATTTTCCTCCCTTTTTATTAGAGTTTACGATATTTGTATATTTTTTGGAAGATGAGCGAGTTGAAGAAGATCTTTTACCCGAAGAACGAGTTGAAGAACTTTTTCTTGACGAAGATTTCTTTAATGACTTTCTACCCGAAGAACTGTTTGTCAAACTACTCAATGAACTGGGAAATAAACTGGACAAACTTTCCGACTTTACCATAGGAGTAGTTTTTCTTTTAGTCATATAAGATGGAACCATTAATGAAGACATGGTTGAAGGAGTACGAGACTTAGAGTTGGAGTTTGAGAATGGAGGCATATTTGATGCCCGAGACAAAGGAGACATTTTTCTGGAGCTATTGTTTAATTTGGAATCACTTTCTTCTTCATAATGCATGCTTGAATCTCCTACGTGACTCTGTGTCCACGCTGCAAATGATTCTGTTTCCCTGGATTTCGTTGGTACGCTACTTGATTCAAACTCTTCCGTTTTACCATCAAATATATAACGTAGGGTTGGGAATCCACTAATATCACTCGTATCCATAACATCCGATAAACGATTTATGAATTTTTTATCAATGTCAACGACGTATATGTCGTTGTCAAAGCCTTTTACCAAAGGAGAGTGTTCCAATTTATACCATTCGGGACGCGTCGCCTCACAAGGTCCGCAACCCATCATATAAATCAACATGTAGACCTTTTTGTTATTCTTGATAGCATCTTTTACCATGTCTATTTTTTTATCAAGAGACTTTGACGCATGAACATTTTTACATTTATGATTAGAACTATCTGTTGGGTCATTGATGTGTATAAAATGCATTATATATTTATTCACAGAAAATAATAAATAACTATAATATATATGTCAGGACTAATATTATTAATGATTGTTACATTTTTAGCAGGAATTTATTTTTGCATTAAATATAGTAATCCCGAATCGGCCGAAGGATTTACAAATCCGAATCGTTGTCCAAATATTTTGATTCAAAAAGATTCTAAATTCTACTTATATAATTCTCGTGTTGCAAAAGTTCCAGGAGTAAACCCAATTGAGTTTAACAATTTAGAAGAATACTCTGAATTCTTAGACTGGCAGCATAGTCAAAAAATTCGTTGTCCCGTTTTATATTTACAGAAAACATATGACACTCAAGGTGATGAAGTCTATAAAGTGAGACCGAGTGTAAGTGAACCCCAGGGAGGACTTCCCCCTGTGTATCCTAATCCTACATTGATGAACCAGCCAAATTATCCTAATCCTACTTTGTTGGTGGATGCTACACAAAATGACAGACCTTATAATATAAATTCTTATCCTTCATACGACAATAGTTCTTATTATGTCGGAACTACAACACCATTGGATGAAATGGATATAAAAACAGAACAATTACCAAAAAGTCCGAATGCAATGGATCCAAATTGGGGTGGAGCAGAATACACCGATAGTTTGGTGAAAGCTGGCTACTATAAAGGAAACGAGGTTAAATTGAGAGTATAAAATATTTATTAGAAATTATTGTAAAACTTCTAATAAAAACATTTAATATCCAATGCGAAATTGGACATTTTGAACAGAATCCAAGTTATAACGGGCCGCTAAAGCCGCGGATACGCCATTTCCATTGGAAGAAACGAGGGGAGGCCAATAGGGAAGATTTCTACGAGCTAAGAATTTGTAAATGCGGTATTGTTGAGCGCCCGTTCCTAAAATATTATAATATGCTTCCACATTTTGCTGAGGAGTCATGGAATTAATGACAGATGTAGGTAATTGGAGATTTCCGTTGGTATTACTATGAATAGAACTTGTTGAAAAACCGGGCATTATACATTGTATTAATATTATTTTTTATGGCGGGAGAAAGATTAGTTTTCTAAATTTAACGTATGAATTTATTTTAAATTGTAAATTTTATAATTTATACTATATGTGGTAAAGAATTTTTTATGCGTAATATTATAAAGGATGAATGTGTTGATAGAATCTTTATGCGTAGGAATATATTGTGTAATCATTTTTTGGATTTTGAAGTCATGGATTAAAAATGCATTTTTCTTATTGTTTGTAACCGGATTTGTTAAACATTTTTTAGGATGGGCTTCTGGTCTGCACTCCTATTATTGCAAATATAAGAAGGAGTTTGAGAGAAAACCAGTTATAAATATTCTTGTGGAAAGTGTGGGCGAAGGATTTCTTTTTCTCCTTATAGGGTATTTATTGGGAGGACTTTCATACCTAAACATATTTATCATCGGCTTTAGTTTGCATATTTTATTTGAAATAACAGGTTTACATAAACAGTTTTGCTTATTGACTATCCACAAACTTCATGGTAGCGTTTAAAGATTGTTTGGACTCTTGAAGCATGTTTAACGTTCTTAATTTTTCCATAGCAGAAGATTCATTGGTATAGTCTATAGAAAGAACAGTTTGAAGCATCATATTATTCACATAATCTTCCATATCTATAATTACATTTTCATAATCTTTACGGTATTTTTTTACTAAAAGAGTGTCCTGTGTCTTGGTAACATTCTGTTTTAAACCGATTGCATAATTAGCAGCGTCGCCGGAGACTCCAGTTTTGCTTGCATTTTCCATTCCTTCTCTCTTAACACGGTTTACAAGAGAAAATAAAAAATAAAAACATAATCCAAATATTACTAAAGCAATAAAAATACTTATACTATCTTGTTGGGTCATACTATATATTTAGGTATAATAAAAAAATATGTGTATACTTTATATTTCTAAATTACATGAGAAGAGCGCTGTATAATTCAAATTATAGAAATTGCATAAATCCTAATTATTATCCTATTTTACGGTCAAGTGCTAAAAATAGACGTGTATATAGAGGTTATAATTTTACTCGGAAGAACATTCCATATCGGAGTGGGATATATATTTATCCAGAGACTTCTCAAAGTCTGATTCAGAGTCCAAGCCAGACTCAGATTCAAAGTCAGACCAAGACAATTACTATTCCTACAACTGCTACGAGTATAAATGAAAATGATTATAATGGGGATGGTGTAACAGATGTCATATTTACTCCGACGTCACTTGTAACTACAATAAATACTAAGGCTTTTGCTAACTTTACTTCCCTAAAATCTGTTACAATTCCTTCAAGCGTAACTACTATTGCAGTAAATGCATTTTTAAATTGCTCTAATTTAAAAACTGTCCGTATTCAATCTACTAAAATTTCAATAGATAATAAAGCATTTATTGGCTGTCATCCATTATTGGAAGTTTGTATAGTAATAAAACCAAAAACTTCATAGGAAAATTGAATCGTAATTTATGGGCCAGTCTTTTTAACAAATACTTTTATCAACCATGGACGAAACTGTTATCTTGTGTTGTAACACGCATGGAAAAATATATTCTGACTTTGTAGAAACTTTACCCGAAAATATGAATCTTTACAGAATAAATGCTGTTGCATTTGGGGTTCCTAATATTCAGACGATTCATATGTTAAATCGTCTGAATCAAATAAGTAAGAAACATATACGTGGTTTTATAGAGGAACCCTTGTCTCCGTTTGTTTCCACGTTGGCTGAAGATCTGAGAAAAGAGTCTGATAAAGACTATGCTACCCTTTACAGAAATCGGAGAATAATAGACGAAAGTGAAAAATTTATTCATTATGGAGATCAGAGATTTTGTTCATCAGATTCACGGCAATACATGAATAAAGTGTATTCACTTTTTGAAAATAGTAGTTACTCTAAAAGAAGATATTTCAACAAGCTCATTCTTTACAAGCCGGACGGATCCGAAATTGATATTTTAGAAGTTGTAAAAACAATGGGTCATAAACTGGATGAAATTAAGCTGAGTGAGTTATTAGAATTTTTACAAGGTGCTGGATATAAAAATATTGTCTTAGTAGATTTAACTTGTTCATCATGCGATATAGATGAAAGATCGCAACGAATTATACGAAGGTCAATAAATCATCTACGTTTATAGGATTTCTTCCCTCCTCTCATTCTCATTTGTCCAAGTGTTGGAGACTCTAATATTGTAGTAACACTACTTTCTGATAATTCTATTTTCTCTTCTGGCTGTGTAATTTTATAGTCCTGAAAAACAGTTATTGGAAATATTTTTTTTACTAACCCAGATGGAAGATCTTCAACTATACTTATAAAACTTGAAAGGACTTTTCTTTTTTCTGGTTTAGGAACCATTTCTCTATACATTGGTTTCTTGAATGTTGTATCAATTGCGCCAGATTTTTCAAACTCTAATAAATCATCACGCCGAGTCATTTTGTATCCTTCTTCAAAAAAATTTGTTTCTTCTGTTGGTTTTCCTTCTTCTTCCCAAATTGGAATAGTATGATACATTACTCTATCATTGAAGAAAAGTGTGTACAAGTTTTTAGACGTATCAAAACGAAAAAGAGGAGAACATGTTAACCAGTCTATGCCCAAATTTTCCAGGTGGAATGCTAATTCAGTACTTATTGGAGAATCAACGTAAGTTAAACAACTGCGATGTGTGTCATCTTTGTGAATTCCAGATGTATATTCAGAATGAAAATCTGGATGAAACATTTCTATATTTAAAATTTGTTCTTCTTCTAACTCTATTTTATTATTTGCAAGAAGATACAACAAATATGGATAAAAATATTTGTTAAATTGTTCTTCTGTGTATGTTATTTCTGAATATATATCTATATTTCCTTCACTATTTATGGTTACGTAAAATTGATGTAAATCATATTTTGTAAACTGTGTAAAAATGATGTCATATAATTGTCTAAAAAAATCTGGATCTCGTATCCCCTTTTGTTGCGGCGTAAACTTAAAAATATTGAATAACATCTCTTCTTCCTGGTCTTTTGTAAAATACATGTATACATTTTCATCTCCAATTGGGATAGGATCTGTTAAGCATGTAGCTGGTTTCGTCTTGAATAAAAAATTTAACAAATCAAATCGTTGTTTTCTCGGAGGTTCTTCATCACCCCCTCCTCTGTATTTTTTTGTTTTTTGTTTTATTTTGTTGTTTTGTTTTATTGTTTTTTGGTTTGTTTTGTTGTTTTGTTTTATTGTTTTTTGGTTTGTTTTTTGGTTTGTTTTTTGTTTTGTTTTCTTATTTTGTTTTTTTGTTGTTTGTTTTTTTGTTTTCTTGCTTAGCATATAATGGAATGAGAAAATGTTTATAATTAGCGGGGAACCCAGGTCTTCAGAAATCCTTCGGATTTCCAGCCCCTTAGCCCTCCAGCCCTTCGGGAAGAATAAATCTTTACCATATTTCATAACAGTTTATCTTTATGAAAAAACCGTAAATTTATCCTGGATTCTCGGTGGATAACGCTATTTATAATAAATATTTGACAATGTTTTCCAAACAAGTTTTGCTAATTTTTCTTGTTTGACCCTTGGAACTCTCATATGTCATATTTTGAAGACAATTTGGATCTAATTCTAATTCCTTAATAAGATTATGAATCGTTTTGTATTTTTTTAAAATTGCAATCGCCGTTACTGAACTTATTCCGGGGATTTGACAAAGCATGATTTCTCCAATATTTTCAGGGGTAAGGTTTTCTTTTTTTGATTTTTTTACAACTTCTACATATTTATCTACGGGTTTATCTAAATTTGAATCTTCTGTTGCTCCAACCTGAGATTCGGTTAAGTAAAATGGTTTTCGTCCCTCTTTGAACCCGCGTCCAATTTTATGTGCCATGCAACAAATAAACTTTGCGGTTTCTTCTAATCCAAATGTTCTCATCACAGAAAACCCCTTGTAATAATTGAGAGAAACCATGGCCGAATAAATGGTGGACTTATCTACCCGACCTTTATAGAAAGAGGAATTCACATCACCTTCAATAACGTAGATAATATTATGATTATGACAACTTGAACCATTTAAACGGTATGATTGTTCTTCGTACCGACCATCTTTAATACTTGCCGCTAAATCTTGAATGCTTTTTCTCTCCAAGATAATACATTCGGAATTATTGTAAGATAAAACAACATCTCCGATTTGTAAATTTTCTATTACAATGGCGATATCCTTTAAGTCTTGGGTTTTTATGAAAGCAATTAAATCGGCTTCCCTGTGGTCTATATGAATTTTTACTCCAGACATCAATAAATAATTTAATAAAATGTTATTAAACTATTTTTCTATATACTATCATTAATATCTCCTAATTGCACGATACGCGGACTGCGAAGGATTACTGAAGTTACCTAAGCAAAACAATGGTATAGAGTTGACACCACGGATGGAAATTGCGGGTAATACCGCAGAAGTAACACCGACGCTGGGAGATAAACCACCCTTCTTGACACCACCGCATACGTTTGTTTGGGATACAATAAGAGCCGTTCTGGCAGTTCTGGGAACATTGCTTAAAACCATAGTTATATATAGTGGCAAGATTATTTTTTATAGGGTCGGGCTAAACATTCAATGAAATACGCTTAAAGACTTGTCCTAAAGTATACTATATACCATGTCAGATCAAAAAAATCCTCTTCATGATGATGACCTTATTAAGAGCGACGAGGGTCTTATTTTTGATCCATACAATCCGTTGAATACTGAGATTACATTGAATGATATTCAATCTATTCTCACACGATACGGGATGCCGGAAAACATAATCAATAACGTGAACTTGTATAAAAGAGCATTTGTTCATCGCTCGTATACAAAGCGCCCTGCATTTGAAAATATCCAACAAAATATTACAATTGTGGATAGACCAGATGATTGTATGCCGCTAAAGACAAAGTCCAATGAACGGTTGGAGTTCTTGGGAGACGGAGTTTTAGAATTGATCACAAAGTATTATTTGTACAGACGTTTTCCTAAAGAGAATGAAGGATTCATGACGGAAAAGAAGATTGCTATTATCAAGAATGAATCTATAGGAAAAATTGCATATGAGATGCGTCTTCATCCGTGGATTATTCTTTCAAAACACGCAGAGGAGAAGAAAACGCGGTCCAATTTGAAGAAGCTCGGGTGTCTGTTTGAGGCTTTTTTAGGCGCGTTATTTTTGGACTGCAATAAAATTTCCATAAAAGACGAAGATAACTGGTTTGGTAATATTTTCGTTACTGGACCCGGATTTCAAATGGCACAGAAATTCGTGGAAAATGTATTTGAAAAGCATATTGATTGGATTGAGCTTATTAAGAATGATGATAATTACAAGAATATATTGCAGGTAAAGATTCAAAAGGCATTCAAGGTGACACCTCATTATTTGGAGATGGAGTCCGAGCCAGAATCTGGATACAAGATGGGCGTTTATTTGTGTTTGGGACAACAAATCTATGAGGCGAATAAGGCGACAAGCTTAGATATTAGAAAATTTGGGTCTATTAAAGATATATACGACCATTTGGAAAAGAGTGGTAACAAGATCCTTTTGTTTATGGGTTCAGGGCAACACAAAATTAAGAGAAAGGCAGAGCAAGAGGCTTGTTTTCAAGCATTGCAATCACAAGCATTAAATGGTATAGCGGTTGATGATTCGGCCAAGAAAGAAAATGATGATGAATAAGATTCTTGGATAAATACATTGAGTTCCCCACCTAAAAAGTTTTATATTCAAATTATATAAGATTGAATATAAATGAATCCTTTAGAACAAATAAAAGATAGATTAAAAGTAAAACCTGTCATAAGTCAACCTCAAGAAGAGTTTGGCGTTGTTTTACCTGCAAAACAGCCTGTAGGAGAAGAAGTTGTTAACCCACCTACTGTTCGCGATGAGAGAGATGTTGGTTTTGACAGAAAAGCCCTACAAGAACGATTAACTGAAAGAAAACTACAAACAGTTAGGCTGCAGTTTCCTGCTCCAACTGAAAAAAAAGTACTGCGGATTGCACCGGTGGTTGCACCACGATCTCGGGTAATTCCTGTTTCTAAACAACTTTTGTTGGAAGAAGATTCAGACGTTGAAGAGGAAGAAGCGAAAGCAGTTTATGAAGCTGAAGATGAACTTGAAGAAGAAATTAAAAAAGCTGCTGCTGCTATAAGAAAAAAAGAAAAAACATCGGTTGACCAGAGTTCTTTAAAACCAGCATATGACCCTAAGACCAGAGGAGTTGTCTTGTTGGATGAAAAAGACTGGGTTGAATTCGGGGAAGGACCCCTGGATAAGAAGTTACCAAAACGATCTCCCCAGGTTAACCTAAAAGTTTCAAGTTATTACATGAATAACAGAGAAATATTTGTAAATTTCATGAATACTTTGTTGGAACCTTACAAACAAATCATGGAATCCGACACCAATTTAATCACATGTGAAAATATTGGCCAAGGATCAGAAAATGTTCAATTACTTACTCATCAACTTTTAGTCCGAGATTATATGAATCTTTATACGCCTTATCGCGGGCTTTTACTTTTCCACGGTTTAGGTTCAGGAAAAACATGCACGTCTATTGCAATTGCGGAAGGGATGAAAGAGAAAAAGAGAATTATTGTCATGACGCCAGCTTCATTGAAAAAAAATTACATGGAAGAACTGAAGAAATGCGGAGATCTCATGTTTAAGAAAAATCAGTATTGGGAATGGATTCCAACTGAAGGTAAATCCGAAGAACAAGTAAAAACATTGGCGTCTGTTCTTAATCTTCCAGTAGAGTATATAAGACGAAAAAGAGGAGCGTGGTTAGTTGATGTTAGCAAAAGAAGCAATTATGCTGGATTTGAAACCACCGATAAAAAAAACTTGGATGACCAATTGGATGAAATGATACGCTCTAAATATACATTTATCAATTATAATGGTCTGACAAGAAAACGTTTTGCGGATTTATCATCTAATTTTGAGAGAAACATATTTGATAACTGCGTTGTTATTATTGACGAGGCCCACAATTTTATCAGTCGTATTGTAAATAAAATAGAGAAGGAAAAAGAAATACCTATGAACAATAGGGGTGAAAAAGAACGTCTTTCTCGTTTTTTATCCGTCATTCTTTATGAACAACTTTTACGCGCAGAAAATTGCCGCATTGTATTATTAACTGGTACGCCTATTATCAACTATCCGAATGAGCTTGCGATTTTGTTTAATTTGCTGCGTGGATATATAAAAACATGGGAAATCCCATTAACGGTTAAATCCAAGGAGAAAATTAATACTGAAAGCCTTCGTAGAATATTTTTCCGAGAGAACTCGGTTGACTTTATTGATTATACCCCAAGTAGCCAAAAATTATTAATTACAAAAAATCCAATTGGGTTTGCAAATTATATTAAGAAAGATTCTGGTTATCAAGGTGTAACAAATGAAATGAAAGGCATTGCCAATGTGGATGATTCTGCATTTGAACGACATATTATTGGTATTTTAAAATCAAACGACATTGAAGTCGTCGGGGCAAATGTAAAAATTCATAATTATACAGCATTGCCAGAAAAGATTGAGCCTTTTTTAACTCGTTTTATTGATAGTTCAACAAAGCAAATTAAAAATATTGACCAATTTAAACGTCGTATTATTGGATTAACCAGTTATTTCCGTAGCGCACAAGAAGATCTTTTACCAAAGTATGAGAAGACTCCTCAATATCATCATATTGTAAAAATTCCGATGAGCGATTACCAATTTTATTGGCACGAAATGGCTCGTCAAAGTGAGCGCGAATCAGAGAAAAAAGGGAAAAGTGCCGGGTTTAGTGCAGAAGGAATTTATATTGAACCTGTATCCACGTATCGTATCTTTTCTCGTCTATTTTGTAATTTTGCAATGCCAACTCCTCCTGGACGCCCTATGCCAAAAGCTGGAATCTCATTAAATAAAGAAGAAGAAGCGTTGAAAAAAGAAAAGGTTGGAGCCAAAGAAGGAGAAGTTGTAAACCAACTTGCAACTTTATTGGAAACTGCAAATAAAGAAGCCAAACGAGAACAGATGGAGAATGATGCGGCAGATGACATGATTTCCGCGGAAGAAGCAGAACCCGAAGCCGAAAATGTATTGGATAAAATTGCCGATAAATCTTACCCTGATAGAATCAAAGAAGCCCTTGACACTTTGAGAGAAAATGCAGCAACCAATTTGAGTGAAGTTGGACTACAAACCTATAGCCCTAAAATGTTGGCTATTTTACAAAATATTACAAATCGCGATCATAGAGGTCTTCACCTTGTTTATAGTCAATTTCGTACTATGGAAGGTATCGGAATTTTTTCTATGGTGTTAGATGCAAATGGATTCACTCAATTTAAAATAAAGAAAACCTCCTCAGGTTTATGGCAAATGGACATTAAACCAGAAGATCGTGGCAAACCAACATATGCTCTTTATACTGGAACCGAAAGTGCGGAAGAAAAAGAGATAGTCCGAAATATTTATAATGGCCAATGGGATTACATTCCAACAGACATTGCAGAGCATTTGCGGGGGATAAGCAACAATAATAACATGGGAGAAGTGGTAAAGGTATTCATGATTACATCGTCTGGATCAGAAGGTATTAACTTGAGAAACACCAGATATGTTCATATTATGGAACCTTATTGGCATCCAGTGAGAACAGAACAAGTTATTGGACGCGCTCGTCGTATTTGCAGTCACAAAGATCTGCCTCTTCCTTTACAAACAGTTGAAGTTTTTATTTATTTGATGACATTTACGGAAACTCAGAGGACCGGAACATATTCTCGTGAGTTAGTCCTTCATGATATGAGTAAGAGAGAGCCAAAAGTCCCACAGACGAGTGATGAGTACTTGTATGAGATTTGTGTTATTAAAGAAGAAGTAAGTGGCCAATTGATAAAAGCGATTAAAGAAACATCGGTTGATTGCTCTGTATATTCAAAGAATTCAAAAGAGGATCTCAGATGCATTGCATTTGCTGATCCCCCAAAATCGGCATTTAGTTATACACCAAATATTGATAATCAACAAAGTGATGCTATTGCTTCACTTAACAAGAGGAAAATAGAATGGACTGGAAAGCCAGTTACTATCCAAGGTATTCAATATGTTGCTCGTAAAATGGATTCAAGACATTATAACATATATGACTTGGAAAGTTACAATTCATCAATAGAATCTGGGGACGGGGAACCGCGATTAGTCGGAACATTGGAAATTAAACCCGATGGAAAAAAAGTATTCAATACTGTAGGGGTATAAAAACATTTGGTGTTATATGTGTAATGAGACGAACACTTTCAGCTCTAATAAAGGATCTATCACCCATTATGACTCAGCGGTTTATTACAAATAAAGATTTACCTATTTGCAAGACATGTGAGTTTTATTATATTTCAAAGAAATTCAAATTACCGGGTTATTGTACCAAGTTTGGAGAGAAAAATATAATAACAGGTGATATTATGTATCAATTTGCTTCTGTTTCCAGAATAAATACAAATATGTGTGGAAACACCGGGATTTATCATGTCAGAAAAAATATATGCAATAATGAAAATCATGTCTAACTTATTCATAATAGTTCATTGAACGACCTAATTGTTCATCATTGTTCCAAATGCCAATAGTAATATCACGATATATCTCGCCATCTGTATGATATATCGGCGAAGAACACAACTGGCCTAATCCAGTTCGTTTATTATTTTCCCATGTTCCAACGTAATATGATTCATCTTCATATAAAAGCTTACCTGGGCCGTTTCTTTTGTCGGATTTCCACAAACCATCATAAACATCTCCGTTGTAATAATACATTATCCCTTGACCGCTTCTAAGCCCACATTTAAAGTCTCCTTCATATGTGTGACCGCTCATTTTGTACATCATTTGTCCATACCCATTCTCCTCGTCATTTTTTATTTCTCCTTGATATTTGTCTCCATTTGCGTATTGGTAAGTTCCGTAACCAGTCATTCTATCTTTTTCCCAATCTCCGTCATACCATTCTTTCCCGTCGGCCCACATATATTTTCCTGTTCCGTGCTTCTTGTCTCTTAGAAACATTCCTGTATAAGTATTTTTGTTTTGAAAGGTGATTTTTCCATATCCTGTTTTTTTATCTTTTTCCCACTCTCCTTCATATACGTTTCCACAATCGTAAACAATTTTTCCATTCCCGTCTCGGAATCCATTTACAAAATCTCCAATATACTTGAACTTATGTTCTCTGTTGTCAAGAGTTCCATATCCATTGAATGTTTCATTTTCCATTGTTCCGGTAAAACAACTTCCATCGGCCCACACATATTTCGCATATCCATCTTCACACTTGTTGTTAACCCAAGAAGCGTGAAGCACATCAAAATCGTCGTCATATTCTTTTGTTGGGTATTTCATAATACCCGTACCATGACGCATATAATCGTCGTCCCACATTCCAACATAAATAGAGCCATCTTTGTAGGTTACTTCCGCAGATCCATCTATTTTCTTAATTTCAGTAATATCCTCTTTCTCATAGGTTGCCATGTTGATTCGTGATTGTTTTTTATGTAAAAGAAAAAGTTTGATAAAGCAATTCAATTTTCTAATTGTACGATTATGTTGCGCTAGCGGGGAACCCAGGTTCCCCCGCTCGCCCCTCCTGCCCTTCGGGAAGGATAAATCCTTACCATCTTTCATAACAGTTTATCTTTATAAAAATTCAGTAAATTTATCATGGGTTCCCGGTGGATAAAGCTATGTTGCGCTCAACACATTCTTAGTAAATACAACAGATATAAAAGTGAATAATGCAAAGAATAAACGATAAGTAGTTGATTTTTTTCTTTTTTCAATTGGTCCCGCGTTTCCATAATAAATAATACTATTTCTAAAGGTTACAATCGTAAGAAGTGAAATAGCAAAATCAAGATCGGCTCGCGGATAGTTTATACCTTGTATTTCTAAAAGGAAATTATCCATGGAAATCATGTTGTTATAAACCGTTTTTCCTAATGCATCTTTTGCAGATTTTATTCGTTTTAGAGTGTCTACATGACGACCAATTTCATAGTGTTTAGACGGAAAAATTGAAGAGGTGTAAGCTTCTTTCTCCATGCACAGTATTTCGCTATTTTCGTGTTCCCACGGTATCTCTCCGCAGTCCCATTGTTCAACGTAATTACTATAAACATATTTGGAGGGTCTGATATTATATGAAGTTGCAGACATAATCTGTAAAAGCAATAAGAATAGTTTAATCATTTTGTTGTTATATGTGAATGATATAAAAAATTGTTCATTTTTATTTCTTTTAGCGGGGAACCCAGGTCTTCAGAAATCCTTCGGATTTCCAGCCCCGCTCTTCAGAATCCCGCAACGCGGGATTCCTTATCCCTCCTTCCCTTCGGGCAGGATAAATCCTTATCATATTTCATAACATTTTATCTTTATGAAAAATCCATAAATTTATCCTGGGTTCCCGGTGGATAATGCTAATTTCTTTACTTTTCTTTTCATAGTTGTAGTTCCTGTTCTTTTTTTTCTATTATCACAGGAGTTTGAAGAAGATTATAAATCAATGTTAGCATTGTATTGTTTCTCTCCATATAAGATTCAAGAGTCTTGCTTAATTTATCAATTTGTTTTTCAATATTGATTATTCTTTCTGTCAGATCTATTGGTTCCTCATCCACAAAACTGTTTTTATTAGAAATTTTTTTAATTTTTAAGAATAAATCTTCATTTGACTCAACTGGGTACTCTTGGATTTGATTATTACCCCAACTTATATGTTTTTCAAGAGGAGCATCCAAATTGATTATTGCCGATTCTAATACTCTCGGCGATTCAATCTCTTTGATGTCAATTTTAATGTATTCTTGAGGTCCACGTGGATTTTTTTCTACTTGAATAGACGTTTCCTCCGGTTTTAACCATTGTACAACTTTTGACCTATCTGTATTTTTTGATTGTATAGCCATTTGTTCCATTTCTAAATTTCGTTGCGCGATCATTCGTTTAACTATGTCTTCGGTTTCATGCAACGGACTATCAAGTGCGTCTGAAAAATTGGGTTGCTGCGGAACCGGAACTGCCATGGCGCTGGTAAACTCGTGTTGTCTTTGAGAATAGTCTTTTTCAAATTTGGATATACGATTTTGTTGAATGTCTTCAAATGTTACGGGTACTGGAGAAGGAGTAGGAGGAGTAGGTTTTTTAATAGACGAGAGAAAGGATGTTATAAAATGTTTGTTTAATGACATTAATGAGTCGTGATTTTTTCTTTCATTTTCATAAAATGGTTTTACTTGTTGTAAAAAATAGCTCTGCACATCGTTTACATATTTTTCTGGAATTACATTTTGATCAAGAACTACTTCCCAGATCAATTGAAGATTCGTATTATCTAAGAATTGAGACATAAATAAATATATAATTATTTATTTATGTTTTTATAGATGATTAAAGTAAATTTTTCTAAAATTTTCTACAAACTTATCGGTTATTCTATGTGTTTTTAGATATTCTCCGTTTATATGATCTTGTAACATGTGAACAATAAAATAAAGAGAATACATACCACATTCAGTATTTCCTTTTTGGTGTTCAACAGGATGGTTTTGATCAAATTTAAATGTTATTGGAGTTGATAAATTTTCTCCTTGTTCTATAACGGTATCTACAAAATGTTTTATACGAGCTGGTATCTTTTGACCTGCGCTATCAAAATAAAAAATGGTCTTAGATTTAATGTTTATAAAAAGTGATACCCAATGTGTTCCTGGTCCAGAATGATTGTCCAAATTAAAAATAATTCCCAGTTTCTCCTTTCCGTCATTTATATGCCTTTTTAATTTAAAATTGCATAATTCATTCCACACGCAAACTCCGAAACCAAGTTTTGCATCATAATCAATTGGAGACGGACCTATAAATTTAAAGGTCGGGTATGCTTTTTCATATTGATCCATAACTCTTGATATATCATCACTTGACAACCACTCGTTTGGATTTTTGTTCCAGTCTGAAGGGGCTAATGGAGCGAATGAATCGTTTAACTCCTTTTTGCTTTTTTTATCTACAAATGGCTGCTTGGTCCAACATATTTCATCATTACAAACGCTTTGCATATTTTTGTCAAGGGTTTCCCAAATTTCATCCGGGTCGTTTGATAAAATTTTTGCATCTTTATGAATACTATTCCAAAGATCTCTTAATTTGAATAAATTTTCATTGGATAAGCATGTTTTTTTTAAATTGCTGGATTTTGAAAGAGGGCTGCATTGAACTTTCTTCATTTCAGATCTAACATAATCCATGTCATCGTTATTATCGTGTTTATGTTTATTATTCTTTGTTTTGGGACCCATCTTCAGCTGTATATATTTTTGTAACATTATTTTTTTTCAAAATTCCCTTATTCTTGAATTCTGGTTTGCGTAAATCTACTTCTTTCTTTTGAGGGTGAATTAAAGGTTTCTCTTTTTTTTTATTTATTTTTTTTACAAAATTATCCAACGTTGGCGCCTTAACATTTACTGTTTTTATAATTAAATTGTCTGTGTCCGATTGGTCAAACGTGTTTGTTTCACTCTCTTCTATGTTGTTTGTTATCTCAATAATGTTTTTACTATATTCCTCCTGAAATATTTCTGTTGTATCTTCCAATTTAAAATGTTGAATGCAAGATTTTACATACTGATTAAAACAATAATATATATCGGTCGGCAATTCAAGACTTTCATTCAGTAATAATTGTTTTGTCAAGTTTAAAATTCTTCTTCGGTAGAATTTTTTATCTTTTTTGTTTGAAAGTTGCATTTCTTTTGATAAAATAGACCGTTTATATAATTCTTTGTTGATTAGACAATCAAGGGTTATATTTTGTATCAGTTGTTCTGACATATTATAGAGTGTAAAGAAATAAATATGCCTCATTTTACACGGTTAGTTTGGTGATAAATTTTGCGATTGAACACGCGTATTATTATTAAAAAAATCATTTCCTATATTTTCTGGATTCGGATTAAATACAGGAAACGTTTGCGGTGTAAACAATTGTGGAAACTGTTGTTGTTGATTCATGTTGTTCTCAAATTTATAACTATATAAATCACTTTTACTGGATGGAACATAAACAGCCTGATCGGATTTTTGTAATGCGTATTTTTGCCCCCTGAGCTCAGACTCTACATTTACATTTTCGGTAAAGCCACACCACGGTGATTTTCTTGTTCCAGGATTAAAGGTTTGGTTTACAGAATATAAAGGAGGCTGAACTAAGGGTGTCTTTTGAACGGGCTTTATATCTACTATCGGCAAATGAACATATTTTGTTTGAACAGGTCTTACATCTAAATAAGGCTGTAGCATACTACTTGGAATATTTCTACTTGATATTCTCTCATTTGTTTGTTGTATAATATCAGATGATGAAGGATAATTACTCATATTATACATACTATAGATATTTGTTTTATGTACAAAACATATAAAGGCTCTTTATCGTATATAATATAAAGACAGATGTGCGGAATTTTTTGCTTATTAAATAATGACAATACATTGTCGCTTGATTTTATTAATCAGCAATTTTCAAAGGGTTCTGGAAGAGGTCCTGAATTCTCTAAATTGCAAAATGTTGATCATAGAAATACATTGTTTGGTTTTCATCGTCTGGCAATCAATGGTCTTAATTCCGAATCAAATCAACCTTTAAGTGACGAAAAAGGTTTAGTCTATTTAATTTGCAATGGTGAAATTTACAACTATAAAGAGTTGTATAAGATGATGGGAATAACTCCTAAAACAAATTCTGATTGCGAGGTCATCATACATCTTTATAAAAGATATGGAATTGAACAGACATTGCAAATGTTGGACGGAGTTTTTGCATTTGCCTTGTATGATTTTTACGGAGAAAATGAAGAAAGTGGAAGTAGGTTGTTTTTAGCTCGCGATCCTTATGGAGTTCGTCCTTTGTACTATTTATTTAAGGAAAGTACATCAACTGTTAATGACTATATTCCTCATATAGATTGTGAAATATTTGCATTTGCTTCAGAGTTGAAGGTTTTGAGTGATTTTACTGATAAATTACCTGGTTCTACGATTGAGCAATTTTTACCTGGTACATATAGTGAATTAGAAATAAGCGCACAAATGTTGTCAAAGTGGGTGATGAAACAGAAGAATGTTCGGTATCACATTCCGGCTTTTTCTAAAAGCTTGTTGGATAAAAGCTTGGATAAAAGCTTAGGCTTGGATAAAAGCTTAGGCTTGGATAAAAGCTTAGGCTTGGATAAAAGCTTAGGCTTGGATAAAAGCTTGTTGGATAAAAGCTTGGATAAAATGTACCCAGATTGGGTTGTTGAAGGGGTTCAACGTAACCTGGTTGACGCTGTAAGGAAGCGCTGTTTGACAACAGATCGGCCTATTGCGTGCTTACTTTCTGGTGGATTAGACAGCAGTTTGATTACTGCTCTGGTAAATGATGAACACAAGCGCCGATTTGGCCCCGAGACAAAATTAGAAACATATAGTATTGGTCTACCTGATTCAGAGGATATTAAATTTGCCAGAATTGTAGCAGACTATCTTGGAACAAAGCATACGGAGATTATTGTGACGGAAGATGAAATGTTTAATATAATACCCGAAGTTATTCAGGCAATTGAGAGTTATGATACTACAACTGTGCGTGCAAGTATTGGAAATTATTTGCTCGGAAAACATATTCGCCTTAATAGTGATGCAAAAGTAATTTTCAATGGAGATGGATCTGATGAATTATGCGGAGGTTATTTGTACATGTACAAATGTCCGGATTTGATAGAATTTGACAAAGAAAGCAGGAGATTGCTAAGGGATATATATTTGTTTGATGTATTGAGATCCGATAAGTGCATTTCTTCCCATGGATTAGAACCGAGAACTCCTTTTTTGGACAAGTCTTGGGTAAATTTCTATTTGTCGCTTCCTACAGAGTATCGTTTTCATGTTCATAATAAAGTTTGCGAGAAACACTTGTTACGGACTTCTTTTTCTAACTCGTATTTTAAGAATAGTTCTGGTCAATCATTGTTACCAGATAATATTTTGTGGAGAACAAAGGAGGCATTTAGTGATGGTGTTAGTAAACACGGAAGATCGTTATATGAAATTATTGATGAAAAGGTGAAGCCAGAACTATTGAAAATGATAGGGGGACAACATTCTATTGATGATATAGATTTGTTTCAAAACATTAAGGCGTTGAAGAAACATTTGCCTCCAGACTATAAAAAGTATGAGCAGGTATATTACCGCATGATATTTGAAAAGTATTACGGAGGGAAGGGCTCAGTGTTACCGTATTTCTGGATGCCCAAATATGTTGAAGCTGGCGATGCAAGTGCTCGGACATTGGATATTTATAAAAAAGTTAACGCGTTACAGATTTAGGAAAATAGTTTTTTTATAGTTGTATAATAAATGTCTTATTGGTACGGTCCGTATGGTTTTATGTACAAGAAAAATACTGGGTCTGGAGTTCGTAAAAACCCTTCTTATGGATTGATTTGCAATCAACCGACGTATTTATACAATAAATACAGCGCTGGAAATAGTGGTATTGGAGGGCAAAGTACTGCGGTGCGCCGCGCGAAAAACATAAGAGCAACGGTTTGTACAGGAAATCCTTCTTGTGGAAATTTTTACAAATACATCGGGCGTTATGATAACTATACTGGAAACCCGAATGGGTATTTCATTCCACCTTTGTGAAAGGTGGAGCCAAATACGCCTTTGAAAAAGTACAAACAAAACTTTTATCTTTTTATTATATACAGAATATGATTGTAGATAATAAAAAATTAATTGCATACCAAGAACACTTTTTTACTTTATTTATTGTGATAAACTATTTACTGTATTTTGTTCTTCTTTTCGGAATATCATCGCGTGCTCCTGAATATTTAGATAGGTTGCACATTCTTATAACTATTTATATTTCAGTGTTTCTCATTATAAGATTTAATCCATTCCGTAAAATTGAACTTTCCATATCGCGCGAAACACTTCATTTGGACAAACGAATTGCATTTACTGCAGGTATATTTTTACTTTCCACCATTGCATTACACGATGTAGCAAATAATTATTTGAAAGATACCCAAAGCTTTTTACATAGGGTAAAAACAGCCGCGGGATTTTAATGTTTTTCTTTTTACATACTGACGATTTTTTCTTGTTCCTGATGGAGGTTTATACCAATCCTTGTCAAAAAATATCTGTAAATGCATCATTATTTTTTTTGACACAATTTTATCTATTTCATATTCATCTTTAGATTTAGGGACATATTTAAAGTCATACAACTGCATATTCTCACGTGCAAATTTAGAAAAATTATCTGATCCATTTACCAGAGTAATTCCAATATCGCTTTTTTCAAAACGAACAATCATTTCATCATATGATAAATTGTATATATAAGGGTTCACTTTAATGTAATATATATTATGTCCTGTCATATTTGGATAGAAAACATCGTCTAAAAAACATATTTGGGTATTTTTTGGCAATTTTGTGCACTTTACTAAATCATCAAATGTTTTTTCATTTGATGTTCTACCCATCTCTATCCGTTTACCATTTATTTTAAAAGCTTTTATAATTTGATCAAATAAGGTAAAATGAATCTTAGACTCAAAATAGTTCTTTATTAAAATTGTCCATTCTTTTGATCCTTGGTTGTTGGTATATATCATAACAGAATTGCAGTCCTTTGTCCTTTTTTTATATTTCAAGTAATTTAATATAGAATAGATATGTGGTTTTATAAATTCCGGATAAAGATCTAATATAGCATTAAAATCTTTCTGTCCAAGAAGTTTGTCTTTTAGATACAATTGAATCGTATCCCATAATATAGATAATTCAACAAAATACCCGAGGGTTTCATCTAAATCAAACACGACGACCTTTGGTATCAAAGGCATTATGGTCTTCCTAAATATACGTCATATTATAAAATTGACATATATTATCACTTGTTGATAGCGTTATCCACCGAGAACCCAGGATAAATTTACGGTTTTTTTATAAAGATAAACTGTTATGAAATATGGTAAAGATTTATTCTTCCCGAAGGGCTGGAGGGCCAAGGAATCCCGCAACGCGGGATTCTGAAGAGCGGGGGAACCTGGGTTCCCCGCTACTTGTTGAGATATAAAATATTTGGTTATATCAGATAGGATCCGGTTCATGGGTTCATTAACTACCGTAGATTATAGAAAAATATTAGAGTTCTATAATTTACCAATTCCATCCAATAAAAAATCACTAAAGAAAAAAGCCGAGGATATTTTAGCATTAAAATTATGTAGATGTATTAAAAAATTTGAAAATGTTGAGGAAGATAAGGCAATTGGAATATGTACTCGCAGTGTATTAAATAAAAAGAGGCTTAGTCGGTCTGGAAAATTCACGTGTCGTAAAAAACGGAAGTTGTCTTTGTCTAAAACTATGAAACAAAAAAAATAAAATTGAATATTCTATTTCATTCTATTTTATTTGTAAAATTTTAAAAACATGGATGAAGATGTTGAGTCTGGTGATTCAGATCCCATTTTACCCAACAATGAGTTTAGATGTGTCCGGTGTTTGAAGAATTCTGGTTTTATATTATGTATATTTGTATTATTTATTGTCTTAGTATTTGCTTCTATTATGGTTTCATTTTTGATAATCGGCAAATTAGGTATTATGTAACTGTTTTGCAAAATTCATCTTCATTTCTTTCTTTGAAATAATTCATAATATCATCCAATAACTCTTGAGGACAATCTGACGTCGGAACCAATAAACCATCATCATTGTATTTTACATGGGCATATGGATCATATTGGTGTTTCACGAGGATTTGCCAACGTTCGCTATATTTGCGATTTGCCTTTGTCCCGTGAAAATGGTGTCTGATGACACCTGGCGTGTATCCACACCGAAGATTTTTTACTCTATCTTGAAAATACTGAATAGATTCCTTGTAATTGTCACAGCAAAGTTCGTTTAACGATTTATGACCGTTTTTTATTAGAGACAAGGCCATATTGTGATCTCCTGAGCCTAATATACTTAAATCGTATAGACCTTCCATCTTATCATATGCCTTTCTCGTGCAAGCCCATGCAAAGCCAGGATGCCAAAAATTAACGCCTTTATTAATATAAGAATTTTCTTTTGCTATATTGTAACCGAAACTACATGGTACTTGAATAGCTAATTCATTTTGATCCATATCTACGCAGTGGCTAAAAATCTGGACAATGTCTTTGCATCCGTTTAATATTTTTAGCGTATCAAGAGCCCAATTTGTGTTTTCAAATTCTACATCGGCATCTATCCATGCAACTGCTTTCCAATTTTTGGGGAGTAGTTTTTTTATGCCAATGTTAATCATATTTTCTTTATGCCATAATGGAGGCGTATTTGTTCTCAATTGTAAATGCCTTTTATTCTTTTTATCGGTAATGATAAATTTTTGGTCATTGTAACAAAGTTCAACGATGTAGAGATTTACATGGGTTTCCTCTGTTTCAATCCGATTGATAAATTCCCGTGCCAAAATATATCGTTTCGCGTATAAACATGGATTAGATACAACAATAACAACGTTTAATTTGTCTTCAATTGGTTCATTGTGTAAAATGGCTTGTTTGATAATGTTTGGATTCTTGTTATAATCATCTATTTCAATATTATTAATAACTGTCATACAATATAATGTATTATACGTAATAATACTTTAAGTTGTTACGCAAAAAATTTACAAATTGTCTAAAGCATTCAAGAGAACTAATTCTTGATAATTTAATTTTTGAAATATCAAGTTCTCGTCCAGTTTTATTTGAAAATGGCTTTTGCTAAATCCTTTACAGATGAGTACTACCCCTGAATCCGTAATTTTAATATCACATACGACCCCTCCTTGTTTTAATGGAAGATGGTCTGGATCAGTAATAGGTATCCATCTGATAAATGATCCGTATTTTATTTCATTCATACCGTCCACGTATTTATATTTTGAAAGCTTTTCCATATAGTTACTCAGAGTGTCGGGATCTAACGGTAATTCATTGAGTACCTTATGATTGAGTTCTCGTATTTTTTTGGTATTGAATTCTAACAGAGATTCGTTTTTGTCATTGTCTAAAGCCTTTATAAGTTGATTGACATCCATTTCCTACTATAAATGTAAATAGAAATCTTTATTATGGTTGAAAAACTATTTTACAGTCGCTTCACTCAAACGAGTCACTTTACAGTCGTCACTCAAAAGAGTCACTTTACAGTCGGCTAAAAGCCTTTACAGTCGCTTCACTAAAGTGAAGCTTTACAGTCGGCTAAAAGCCTTTACAGTCGCTTCACTAAAGTGAAGCTTTACGGTCGGCTAAGCTAAAGCTACGCTTTAGCAAACCCTTTACCATGGGCTGCCCCCAAATACATTACTCGCCATCTCATTTGCCGCCATAGGTCCACCCATACTCATAATCTGATAGTTGCTATCTAATTGCGAGCTCGGACTTGCTGCGTTCACTAAAGGTGTAGAATCATTTCTGTACATTGCGTTGTAATCAGGAGTTCCTTGTCCTGGTCCAGCAGTAGGTAATTGACTAATTGCTGTTCCGTCTGTATAAATGGGCTGACTTTGTTGCTGAACTTGTCCAGAAATAGGTTGAGACACTCTTACCGCTCCCTTTTTAGCACCTTTTTTACTGGCGGGTTTACCTTCCCAAAGCTCAACTACCCTGTCAACCAAGATGCTTACTTTCTCTCCCAATTTTGTTTGAAGGCTCAATGTAATCATCAAGACGCCTAAAATAATATAAATAACGCTAAAGTCGGGATAAGATGCGCCGCTATATGTGGGAACAAATGCAACAATACGGTTAATAAAGAATACTCCGATAAACATGACAATCACTTGTATTAATACCTCCGCTGTTATTTCTAAACTGCCCTTGGTATCGTCTGCTTCTGGAACAAATTTTTGAATAGTCTTGTTTAAGATTACAAGGGGGATAATACATAACACGGAATATTGTATGATGTTTGCCATTTCACCTTTTGAATCTTCATCAAAATTAAATACGTAGCTAAAAAAACCTTTTGATAATTTAGATGATGCTGAATCACTTGATTCCATATGATTTATAAAAAGAATAAAATTTTATATTTAGGAAATAATCCAAATATCCTAAAGATTGAAATGTTTAGGATTTATGCGTCAGTTAAAGGAAAACTTAATGTGTGCATTTTTTATTAATGAGTAGTAGTGCACGCGCAATTGCAAATGCTACATCCAGACAACAGCAACCGCAACAACAGCAAGCAAGACCACGGGAGCCAGTTTCTAATAACACCAGACAATCAAATCAACAGTATGTTCAACAAGCCCAAAATGTGTATCAACAACGGGCTGGTCAACCGGTTTCTCGTCAACAGATCCAATCTGCTCAGATGCAAGCTCAGGCGGCCGCTATGTCGCAGATGCAGGCGGCTTATAACCAGTATGGCCAAGGACAGAATCAAGGACAAATGTATGAATCTGAACAACAACCCGTCAACCGTGTCTCTGTCACTGATGCAATCTCTTTATTGTCACTTCGTATGAATAAATTTGAAAGTATGGTTGGAAAGTTACAAGAGGCAATGAATGAGTTGAAAACTTTGGATGTACCAAAGGGATCGGCTCAGTTAAATGATTCTGTAGTAAAAGGTCTTTTAATGAGAATTGAACAATTAGAAAAGAGCCAATCTACTCCTCAACAAAACGTATTTATGCAACAAACTGATTACGAGGTTAATGATCAAATTAGTCGTCTTGCGACAGAAATAGCAGACACAAAAGATATGTTATTAAAGTTGCAAACCTTTTCCATTGATACCACGCAAAAATTAGTTGATAAAATTTGCGGCGGAGAGAACAAAGAGGAAGAAATGCAGAATCAAATATTTATTTTATCTCAACCCGAATTAAATTTTACAAACATTCATGATGTTACGGTTGAAGATGTAGTTGAAGAGGTACAAGATGAATAAATTACTATTGAAAGAAAAGAAAAAAGAAAACATTATTTACCGATAAACGATATGAAAATCTTTTTCATATTATTTATACAATGAAGATAGAGATTGAAAGTATTGCAAAATTAAATACATTTATATCAATATTCCATCAATTAAAAAATTCTTCGTCTTCAGCAACAATGATATTCAATGCTGATCACGTTCACATTCAAGGGATGGATAAATCACACGTGTGTCTATATGATGTAAAACTAACTGCATCCTGGTTTTTATTATATGATGCTGGTGGGTCGGAAAGCAATTATATTACCGTAAACACCAATATATTTCACATGATTATATCAACCGTAAAAGATGGGGAAAAATTAGTTTTACAAGTTGAAGACAAAGATTCCGAACATATAAATATAGAGGTTGTCGGAGGATGCAACAATTATTTTCAAGTTTGTTTATTGGATATTGAACCTGAATTATACACAATTCCAGAAACAGAGTATGATGTAGAGTTGCGTCTCGGGTCAAAAAAGATGCATGATATTACAAGTCGTATGTTGTATTTTGGAGATACAATGAATATTTCGTGTACCTCTGATCAAATCATATTAAAAACTACTGGTGTTGAAGGGTCTATGTCTTCCCATATTCAACCTGATGATTCGGAACAATTTGCGATACAAGAAAATACAAACGTCTCTTTATCGTATAGTTTGAATTATCTACACAAAATATGCTTGACGACAAAATTGTCGGAATACATTGATTTTTCTATTAGTGAAACATCTCCAATGAAAATCGGGTATGATTTAGGAGATAATAGTGTTTTTTTCTTTTATTTAGCGCCTAAAGATGATAATTAGTAAAAATAGGATATAAATTTTATGGGGGTCTAATAGTATGACAAAAATTATAATTGGATTCTTTATATTTTGTATTGTGTTGTTTTTATATTTACACATACAATTTCATCTTAAAACAAGTGATGATTTAGAAATGTATGAGATAGAAGAGTTGTCAAAAGACCGATTTGAAGAAATTTGCGATTTGAGGCAGCCTGTTTTGTTTGATTTTCCAAGCGAAAAAATAATTCAAACTACAAACAAAGATTATATATTAAATAACTATCATGCTTTTGATGTAAAAATACGCAATGCATTAGATACCGATTATAATTCAGAAATATATATCCCACTTGGATTGCGAGACGCGTGCAAATTATTTGACGACGATAAATCAGGGTGTCATTATTCGGAGAATAATAACGAATTTTTACAGGAAACAGGTGCAATAAAGAGTATGCAGTATAATGATGAATATTTAAGGCCATATATGGTATCAAATTGTAATTATGATATATTGATGGCGTCTGAAGGGACTGTTACACCATTAAGGTATAATCTAAACTATCGCAATTACTTTATGGTTACACAGGGGTCCGTAAAGATAAAATTGTCTCCTCCTAAAAACGGAAGGTATTTGCACTCTGTTTGCGATTATGAGAATTTTGAGTTTAGATCGCCCGTAAATCCATGGGATCCTCAACCTCAATTCAAGGCAGATTTTGACAAAGTGAAATGTTTAGAGATTACGGTTGTCGCTGGTAAAGTAATATATATACCTGCTTATTGGTGGTATAGTATAAAATTTGAAAAGGGTTCAAGCATTAGTAGTTTTTATTATAGAACATACATGAATAATGCAGCCATTTGTAATCATTTTGGTATGTATGCACTGCAGATTCATAATGTAAAAAGGAATGTTGTGAAGACGGTTGCATTAGATTCGCCGATTCCTAACGAAGGAACATCTTTATCGGAATTACCTACCGTGGATGAATCCACTGAACAAAAGAAAAGCGACATTTAGGGGGCGCGTTAAAATTGAATTACATTACTTGAAATAACAAAGTACCGTAAAAAGAAATAAAATCATCTATCTATCTTATAGAGAAAATGCTCTATAAGATAAATATTCAAGACAGAAGTTACACAAAATGGTGTATTACAGATCACGACACGTTTGTTGAACGGGATATTGTTATAAACCCATTGGATTTAAAACTGTTCAACAATGATATTTTCAAGATGGACGAAGAGACAAAAGAGGTGACCATTGTTCATTCTACGCTGAGAAAGAGTAGCCCTTTACCAGGAGTTCTTATTTTGAAGGGATCAAAAACGTATGGACGGCAAAATGGAAAACTCCTTTATAAATGCATTCCGGATGATGTCCGGATTCCTCATTTCTTGGTTCCATATGAGATGAAAAGTATGGGATTTTCTAAAGTGTTTGTGAATTTATACGTAACTGTTGCTTTTACAGAGTGGACCGATAAACACCCACACGGGGTGTTAAGTAATGTGATTGGATCGGTTGATATATTGGATAACTTTTACGAATATCAGCTTTATTGCAAGAGCTTGAATGCATCTATTCAGAAGTTTACGAAGGATACATCCAAGGCTTTAAAAACTAAGGCGCACGATGCGTTTATTGATACTATATGCCAAAAGCATCCGAGTATTGAGAACCGATGTGGTCCAGAATGGTACATATTCTCCATTGATCCTATTGGGAGTTCAGATTACGATGACGCATTCAGTATTCGCACGTTGAAAAGTGGTTTATGTATGCTTAGCATTTATATATCCAATGTTACAGTTTGGATGGATGTATTGAACTTGTGGGATTCCTTTTCGCGACGGATATCAACGATTTATTTGCCAGACCATAAACGACCCATGTTGCCGAATATTTTATCCGAGTGTTTGTGTAGTTTGCAACAAAATACATCGCGTATTGCATTTGTTATGGATATTGTTTTAAATGAGAATGACATTGTGGAAATAAAATATACGAATTGTAAGATTCGCGTGGCGAAAAATTATAATTACGAGGAGGCGACGTTAATTGCAAATCCGAATTATCAGACTCTGTTGTGTGTTTGTCAGAGTTTGGCGGAAAGCAAGTATAAGTATATTAACAAGGTGCGAAATAGTCATGAATTAGTGTGCTATTTGATGATATTCATGAACTATAATTGTGCGATGGAAATGATCAAGTACAAGACTGGCATTTTTAGATCGTCCTTCATAAAATCCGGATCAAAGGGAGGCATACCAGACGATAAACTACCCGATTCTGTGACAAACTTTATTAAATTTTGGAACAGTACCGCGGGACTTTATATTGATGGATCAACTATGGATGATTATAAACCGACATCTTTTATGAGGCACGACGTGTTAGAAATGGACGCTTATATACATATTACGAGCCCGATTCGCAGGTTGGTTGATATTCTGAACATGATAAAATTTCAACAGCATTGTGGTCTTATTAAATTGTCTGAAAATGCGTCTTTGTTTTACGATAAATGGATCAAGGAATTGGAGTATATCAATGTGACGATGCGTTCTATTCGGAGGATGCAATGTGATTGTAGTTTGTTGGATTATTGCATTAATGTTCCGGATGTTTTAGAAAAGGAGTATGATGGTTATATCTTTGATAAAGTGACCAGGACGGATTGTTTGTACCAGTTTGTCGTATATTTGCCGGAATTGAAAATGGCGACGCGGATAACAATTCGTGAAAATTTGGAGAATTACCAGAAAAACAAATACAAGTTGTACTTGTTTCAAGATGAGGAAAAATTTAAAAAGAAGATACGACTGCATTTCTTGCACTAAGGGATTAGAGTGACATATGTATTTTTTTATAGTATTATTATATGAGCAAATTTTATGATAATAGACACTATCATAGTAAGGAGAGACATTTTATAGATGATTACTTTGCTGAAGAAGAAATCGCTGAAGGAAAATTGGAAGTAGTAGATGATCCTTTTTTAGGTAATTCACTAATCGTAAATAACCCCTATGTTATTCGTACAGTTCGTCTTGGGTTCCATAAGGAATACATGCAAGTTTATTATGATAAACGAGTGTTTTCCAAGGATAAAGATATAAGTGTTCTTTTTTTTAGAGTAAATCGTGCAAAAGAAAAAGACGATAAAAAGAAATTGAGAGTATATAAAGATCTAAAAAACAATAAATATTACGGTTCTACGAGTAGTGATCGGAATAATGTTTTTGAATTTGTAACACCAAAAGATGATATACAAATATATAAAATAGCTGTACCTTCTCTTAGTCTATTAGCAAAAAGAAGCATTCAACAAGAGACACCTTTGAATATAGATTTTTTAGTTGATAATGAAGAAACAAAACCAATGAAAGAAAAGGCAGAACAAATATGTCGGGAAGCAATAGCCAACGCAGAACAAGTATGTCTGGATTCGGATGAAAATATATGCGATGAAGCTAAAGCCAAAGCAGAACAAACCTGCCAAAGAGAAAAACAATTAGATTGTGTAGGATTAACACAAGAAGACGAACCAGGAAATGTTAAATTAGAATGGCTTAATAATTACGATGTTGCGAGTGTGTTAGACCAAACTGGTATAAAATCTTTTATGTGCAAAGAAGCTAAAATGAAAGGTGGAAAAAGAACAAAAAAACACAGCACAAAACCCAAGAAAAGCACAAAACTCAAGAAAAAACATACAAGAAAACGTTCCATGAAAAAAAAATCAAAAACAAAAAGACTGTAATAATAAATGCATGAAATCAGTTTGTAGTTGCCTTGTCAATTGTGGTTTCTTTTGCCACCTTTTTAATTATTTTTTCATAGTTGTCATCATCTTCTTTCTTCGTATGTCCGCCCATAGATTCATTCACGATTTTTAAATACAAGTCGTTCTTCTTAGATTCAGAGTCTTTGCATTCAGGATTTTCCTCTTTCCAAACTGGGATTTGTTTTATATTATTGTGGGCGAGTTGCTTAATCGCATTTTTAATCTTATAGTTTTCCTCGTTGTCTTTTTTCCATGAGTTCTCATCTTTCACATACATGATTTCTCTCTTTAAATCACTGCAATGAATCGGACGTTTATAGACATCCAGATTTTTCAGTCCTTTTACTAAGATATTGGAGATGCCTTCTATAAACCCGTTGGAACCTATATTTTCCAAATCCGTAAGGGTTAGTTGAATGGATTCTACAAAGTCGGTTATATTGAGAGCATCTTTGCATTTTTCATTGAGGAAAATTTGCAAGTTGAACTGGTTATTGGTAATGTTGTTGTTATTGGTGATCTGTGCCTGATGCTTGGACATTTCCATGATCTGCCTGTTTTGATCCATAATTTGTTTATTTTGCTCCATAATGAGGTCCTTAAATTCCCGGTGTTGTTTAAGGATTTCAACCACTGCGCCATCGTTTAAATCTTGGTCTACATGTTCCTCTAAATTTGGCTGCATGAGGTTGCATCCAGCCTTACCATGCTTCCATAAACCGGACCTATTCTTGTAAGATCTCCCACAGATAATGCAGTCGTGACTAATTTCGGCGACTTTTGGCGACTTTTGGTTTCCATCGGTTTCCACGGCGCACTGAACGTGTTTTTTGGTTTGTAGGTGTTTTATGTAATCAGAACTTTTGCTGCATATATAGTCACAAGAAATACACTCAAAAACGCGGCGACTTTTTGCGACTTTTTTGTTTCCATCGGTTTCCATTCTATACAAAACATAGAAGTTATCTAAATTGGTTTTTTCTCAAATAAAAAAAATATGGTAAGAGACTTTTCAAAGTAAAAAAAGCGTTCTTACCAAGTTGGTAAGACGTGATTTTTTTAATGTTTTTTGCAGGTTTTCAAATCGAGTTTTCAATTTTGGACATTTTTTTTGTCCATTTTTGAAAACCTATTTGACTTTTTGTAAAAAAAAATTAAATTTCATCAACCTTCGTTTTTAAGTTATTCTGGGAAAATAATATATATTCGGCCGAAGGACTTAAAGAGCCTCCCATGTTACGAAAAGGTGGTAAAGAAGGAGCTTGTATAGATGAATTATATTACATATACAGTAAATATAATTTATCGTTTTGTCTTGCGAAGTGTCTTCTTTTTTGTGTTTTTACTGCGTTTCATAGTTTTTCTACGATGTCTCCTTTTTTTTGTGAATTTTCGTCCACCCTTTGGAAGTAAATTATAATCTGGTAGATCCACATCAGGTCCCTTTGGTTTTTTATGGGGAGACTCATCGTCGTCACCAAATAATGATTTTGGTATTGGAGATTTAGCGTCACCAAATAATGATTTAGATATTGGAGATTCATAATCATCATCATCCATAAATAATGATTTGGATATTGGAATAGACATTTGCGATATAGGACCAGGTCTTTTGCGTCTGTCAACCGATGGAGCAGCATTGGGATTTCTTCTGTTTTCTTTAGATGGAGACCCTCTATAATCTTCTAATTGTAAAAACGATACAACCGTTGATGTTTTATCCATGTTTTCATCAAATTTTACCATGGTATTTTTGTAGGATACTTTATCGGGTAGTTCATAATATGAATTCAACATGTTTGCAACATCAGCATATGATGTAAATCCAGTCAAAAAATTTTTCTCAAACAATGAATACTGTTCTTCTTCCATATCACGCGTTGTAACATGGTATACTTTGTCCAACGCGCTAATAAATTCTATAAAAAGTTTAACATCTTCTTCTGTAAATTGGTTTTTGTTTAGAGTTATCATAGACTTATTTATCACTAATGACCCATTTTCATCAATGAAAAAAGGTTTACTCTCGTTCGCGATCTGTTTTTGTTTTTCTGACATTGAATCCACAAGAAACACGCTGTTAAAATCAACAAGCAACGATATATAGGTTCCATCTGATAATTGTTTTACCATAAGATTTCCTTTATTTAAATCACCGTGTACACGTTGGGTTTCATTCAATAAACGTATAACAGAATATACGATAGAAGAATATAGTTTCTCAGACTTTTTATCAGATAATAAAGAAAATGGCATATAATCCAGAGCTGATGACATAGTTATAATTCCGAGTTCACTTGGGTATTGTGTCTCTCTTAATGCGGATAAAATATAGGACTTCATTTTTTCACATTCATTGTCACTCGTGGAATTCATAAGGTCTAAAAATGACGACGCTTCTCTTATTTCAGAAATAGAAGAAACATCAATCAATGCCGGACATAAGGGTTGTCCCTTTGAAACTGTTTTTTCGTATACTTCGTTTTGAACCTTTGCTTCCATGATAAAATTATCATAAGACTCTACGCTTTTTTCGTTTTCTTTACCCGATGTGTCCTTATAAACGGGTAATTGATCTGGTTTATCTTTTATCTTATTGTAATTTTCTTCTTGCATTAAAATTGCTATTTTAAATATAAGCGTTGTAACAGGTTTATCAAACTCCTTTTTAGAATCGTTTAATTCAAGAAAATCTGATTCTAAACCCGGCTTTAACTCTGCTTTAAATATAAATCCAAACCGAGAACTGTATGAAATAGATGAAACTGTGCTTTTCTGAAGAAAAGACATAACTGATGTAAAAGATGATACTGACGGATTTACTTGTTTAACCCCTCCGACATATTTTTTTACCATTTATAGTAGAATTATATTTTATTAGTAAACTTATATTATTTTATTTTGTTAATATAGATGTATGATTTTATTATTGTTGGAGGAGGAATATCTGGCCTTTATAGTGCTTACAAAATAAAGAATGAAAATCCGGATGCTTCCTTTGTTGTGTTGGAAAAATTCAAGAGAGATTGGCTTGGAGGAAGAATAGGCAATGAAGGATTTCATGGAACCACGGTTGTTACCGGAGCAGAGTATGGTCGTAAACGTAAAGATGTTCGTTTGATAAATTTACTTGAAGAACTCAATATTTATTCTCCAGAATCAATTCGCCGTCAGAATAGATCAAAGACCATAAATAATCCATGTAATATTAGATCTATTTTTTTATATGTGAAAAAAAAATACGATGATAAAAGAGATAGAAATAAAACTTTTAAGGAGTATGCTATTGGTTTATTGGGAAAAGACGTATATGAAGCATTTTTGCCTTGCAGCGGATATACTGATTATGAAAACGCATCTGCATACGATACCCTCAATTATTACGGGTTTGATGATAATTATGAAGACTGGACTCATTTGAATATACCTTGGAAACAGTTAGTGTTAACTCTTCAGAAAAAAATTGGATGCAAAAATATTCACACATTGACAACTGTAACAAATTTGGAAATGAAAGAAAAAAATAATTTTGTGATAACCACAAAAGATGGAAAGACTTATTCGGGGAAAAAAGTAATATTAGCAACAACTACAAATGTTGTTCAAAAACTTTTGCCAGATTATTCACATATATATAAACAAATCCATGGTCAGCCATTTTTACGAATGTACATAAAAGTCAGCGCCAATAGCATACCTCTTATGAAATATGAAGTATTTGAAAGAACCGTTGTTAATGGAATTCTTCAAAATGTAATAGAAATAAACCCCGCCAAGGGAATCTATATGATTTATTCAGATAATAACAATGCTATGGCATTAAAACCTTATATAGAAAATACACCAGAGAATCGTAAGTATGTTGCGAGAATAGTTGAAAATACATTTGCATTGGAAACATGTACCATTTGTATAAAAGATATTATGAGCTTTTATTGGGAAATAGGAACACACTATTACGAACCTTTGCCAGAAGAATTTGAAGATCGTGAAGAATTTTTAGAGAAAGCTCAACATCCATTGAAAAATGTCTTGGTTGTCGGAGAAATGGTAAGTTTGAATCAAGGATGGGTAGAAGGAGCGTTGGAAAGTGTAGAAGCCGGTCTTACAAAAAAATGGATTCAGGTATAAGTGATTGTTATACCTCATTTTCATAGTCGTATTGTAAAATCTCCATACACTTTTTACACTTGCAATAATCAGTGTTGTATTTTGGAAGAATTTTTTTTGTTATTTTTATATCTGATTTGACGCACATGATATCTGTTGTTAAATCCGAATAAAAATTTTCATCGTCTGAAATAATTTTTTTGGCAAGAATATTTCCCATAGTTGTTTCTATTTGTAAAAATCTGTATATATTATAAAAATAAATCAATTTTTATAATATATCCACTACATGTAGTCTCTATTATGTATAGCATAACATATTTCCATAGCTTTTACAAAATTTACATTCCAGCCAAAAGCAATGGGTCTTTTCTTTCGTATGTATTCTATGGAATCATTTACTGACATTCCATGATATTTTATCAAATAACACGCGACTGTTGCACACGATCGTTGTACTCCGGCGAAACAATGCACTAATACTTTTTCTCCATTGAATAATGCGTAATGTATTTTTTCTAACGTGTTTGTCTCGTATATGAGTGACCACAGTTTATCGTGATACTCTGGAGAATCTTCTGCGTCAATTCTAATGCAATTCTTGCATTCTGTTGGAAATGGAATATCTGAATTTCGTGTGCAATTCACTACCATTGAAAAACCATATTTATTTTTTGCTGCTCCGGCTCCGCCAATAAAAAGATTTTCAATAATCTCGTCGTATATGTTTGGAATCTCTAAACCATCTTGCATATCTATTCTATTCTATTCTATTTTATTTTATTTTATTTTTTCGTCTTATTTTTTCGTTTATAACAAGAATTTTCGTAAACCATATCTATAAAACGATACTCTTTGTGTTTGATTCCATGCGGATCTAATACGAACCCATTCTTTTTATAAAAGGGTTCCGAAGTTTTGAGAGAAGCCAAATAGATCTGCTTTAAATTCAACCTTACTAATATATCTTTTATCACATTTAATAACACGCCGCTTACACCTTTTGCTTGTGGTATGAAGGGGGTACATAAAGTGTCAATACACAACGTATCATTGTTGAGATAAAATGTAATTACGCCTATAATACCAACTTCATCGGTTTCTTCATAGATGGTAATATGTTCTTCAATATGTCTCAATACATCGCCACCAGTGTCCAGTGTTTCTCTCCCGATAGGAGTCCCTCTTTTCTCCAATTCATAAATTTTTTTGGAAATCTTGTCAAAATCAAATTCTTCAATGAGTTCTAATTGTGAAAATATTGGAATAATATTCTGTTTTGTGTATTCAACCACTGAACTATTTCCCATATAATATTTCATTTTACATACAATAGAAATTTTTTAGAAAAAGAAAAAGTATATAGAGTTATTTTTTATACCATTTTATGGCAAATTTTATTCCTAAAAAAATAGATAAAATTTTATATAAAGATGCATACGATGCTTTATACAAAAAACCTTTAATATGCACAAACATAATTTATAATCCTAAAAATGAATATGACTCTATTGCTCGTCTTTCTTTCAGACACTCTATAATATCATGCAGCGATAAAACATCTTCTGAAAAATCTTATTTTTACATATTTAAGAAGTACGGAAAACAATATCATCATAGACCAAATAGAAAAATGTATATCGGCGCAGATGAAAATATTATATTTGATATAGTATGAATAAAAAAATCTATATGACGTACAAAAAACATGTCCCAGATTATGTTTTTGAGAATTGGAAAAAAATAAATCCTGAATACGAGATTGATTTTAGTTTAGATGAAGATTGTATAAATTTTTTGAGAGATAATTTTAATTCTGAAATTTCAGAAAAATTCAAAGAAATTCCTATCGGAATGTATAAAGCTGACTTGTGGAGATTATGTAAATTGTATGTTAACGCAGGGGTTTATTCTGATGTAGATATTTTACCACATCTGAAATTAGATGAATTAGACAAATCAATAACTTTTTATTCTTGTTTAGCAATAGATAAAAAGAGTATTTTTCAAGCTTTTATAGCAAATTTTTCAGAACCAAAAAATCCATTATTTTTAATGTTTTTAATTTCTTTCTTGTTAAATAACCCATATCATTACATTAATGGACCAACGTTTGATATGTATAATTGTATAAAATATAATTTGGGTGGTATGGAAATTTCTTCTGAAACTTTATATGAAATAAATGAAGTTAAAATAAAAGTTTCAATTGGAAACAGCGACAAGAATATAAAAATAATTAATTTGTATTATTTTCCGGAAGACATTGAATACTCAGTTCAACTTGTAGATAATAAATATCCAGACAAATTTGAATTTACTTTAGTAAAAAATAAATTAAAAGTTAGAAGATTAGATATTGAATCGGGATGGGGTTATTCTCACATTTGCAACATTTGTATACCGTCAAAACAAAAACTGTATTTTTTTACAGAGGTATGGGGAGGACATCTTTCAAGCTGTTATGTTACATATAAAAATAATAAAATATTAGATTCGCGTCATCCAGAATACAAAAATTGGTAAAATATTTATTTTGTCAATCGCATAATCTCATTTGCAACGCGAATTCCAGATTCAACCGCTCCATTCATATATCCTTGAAACATAAATGATGTATGTTCTCCTGCAAAATGACAATTTCCAGTTTGTTCTTTGTTGTATGGTTCGGGAACACCTTCATATCCCGCAAAAGAAATTTTATCTGAAGATTTTTCTTTTCCAGTTATATAATTTTTATATCCATTATATTGACCTGGGCCCCAATAAGAATATGATCCTTTAACCCAATGTGAATGATGCCAACAATATCCGACCACATTAGTAATTTTTTTCGTCTCTGGATGGTAGCTATGTTTAAAATGTTTTCTTGTGTCTGGAAAAATTTCTTGTAAAACATTTAAGCAAGATTCTGTTTCTCGTTTTATTTCTGAATTATATTTTAAAGTCTCTTCTATGAATTCATGCGTTGAAGATGTATCACAACGTTCTCCGCCTTTAAATTCTACAAGTATTCCAGTTTCATGACTTTGTGCACGCGATACATCCCAATAGCCGTTATTATTTACAAATATAGATACGCTTCTTTCATCTTTCTTCCAAAATTTCTTTAAGAATTGAATATTAAGTTTTGAGTTTTTACCCATAGGCAAATGTTGAATTGCATATTTTTTTTAACATGCTAAAATTAGATTCTTCTATATCCACAAACTTTTCTGGAAACAAATTGCATTTACGAATGGTTGAGAATGGTATTGCAATAACAATATGATTATGCATACACGAGAAACAAGAATCGTCGGATCTTTTGAAAAAGAGTTTGTATGGTTTGTTGTTATATTTGTCAATTGTATTAGATGAAGAGCAATGTTTTATTTTGGTGAGGAAATATCCCATTTTAATTTTACATTTATTTGACCTACATAAATAATTTTTTAAATTTTTGATAATAGAATGGTTTCCATTTTGTATATGAAATCTTTCATCTGAGTCTCCAAATAATGAGAATAAATTTTCTGGGACTTTTCCAGCTGGATAATTAAGTGGTTCATTCGTTTTTTCCGTATCAAAATCCAATAATTTTAAAAAATTGATTGGGGATAGTTTATCTATTTCAGCCCCACATTCTGTCAAAAATGCTTGATTAAATAACTGAGCCAATTTAGTTTTTGATCCATTTTTATCTTTTCTTAAAAAAGACGTTAATTTGCATATATATTCTTCCAAGTTCTTCTTGTCAATATTATTATACGTGTTATCATATATAAGAGGCCATACGGTTTTACCATTTATAAAATTTTTAGGATAAATATTTTTTGCGTCGTGATATATTTGTTGAAATATACTTAAATTTGTAGATGGATTTACTTTATTAAAGTAATCATTTGCTGCTTCACTCTTTGAATATTTTACTTTATGAATATCGTGTTTACTATGTTTATCATCTGGATAATCTATTACATAGGTTAACTCCTTTTTGCTTGGTTCTTGTTCTAATTCTTTTAATTCGTCATTTACTTTCAAGTTTAACTCTTTTATTAAATGCAATAAATCTTTGTGCGTGGAATCAATTAACTCCCCTCCATTTTCATAAATTTGCCCATTGGGAAATTTACCAGAGTAAACTCTTCCTCCCAAACGATTATTACCTTCATATATAACAACATTATAGTCATTCTTAACCAAATAATACGCGGCGGTTAATCCGGCTAATCCTCCTCCAACTATTCCAATAGTATTATTCATTTATGGGTTTATATTATAGACCTAATATAATTTCTCTCAATAACTAACTAAAATAAGACTGAATCATTCTTGATCCTTTTTTTCTAGCATGACAACTGCAATCATAATCCAATGTTACAAAACTTCGGATAATAAAACGATCGCACCCGTCATATTTTGCCGTAAACGGAGATCTACCGTGAACGACGCATCTATTATCAATTAATATAACTTGCCCGGATTCTAATATATATTCAGACCGATGTTTTATGTATATATCAATTAGTTTTTTTCTCAAAGCCTCTGCTTCGTCTGTAATTCCACGCATTAAATCTTGATCAAATACTAACTGTGGATTTTTTTCGTTTCCGGATAATATCGGAATAGGACCTCTTATCTCTCCTTCTAAAAAACTCTCATTTTTCATTTTAAATGACATATCTACTCCAATTTTCCACAATGGTTCTCTCAATAACTTTCTCTCTTTTTCAGATAAATTCTCTACTATTTTTTTGACATGTAATATATAAGTTTTTGCCTGAGGGTCTCCTCGTAAACACGCCAAACTTAGTAAATCGGGTCTCAATTTGGAAAATGCTTGTTCAGTGTGTATTTCCAATTCAACCTTTGAACCGAGACTCGTTTGAGTAGTTGATAGTTTATAATTGGGAACCATATCTTGAAATAACTTACCATGCCCTTCAGCTTCATATGCAATCATTTCCCCACAAGTCTGATTTATGAGTGCCTGTATATTTGCCAATTGAGTTTTCTCTCCAAGAGAGAAAGTATTATCGGGTGGGGTAGGCGGAACATCTTCATTATTAAGTGCAAATCCTTTAAACAAAAGAAAGCCCTTATCTGATCCATTTTTTGTAAAATCTTGTAAAGTATTTATTATTTTTTTAGGTAAACAATTTTTGACAGAATTTACTTCCTTAATAAACCTATTGGGTTTATAGGAAGGAGATGATGTTATTTTTTTAGATAGATAATTAAATAGTCTGTTTTGAGATTCTGTTACACGAATTATATTATTCATTTGCAATACTACAACATAAAAAAATTGATACTAAAACCTTTTTTATGTTATATTACAAAAACAAAATGGTAAAGCTTTGTCCAGACAGTTACCCAATTGAAAATGAACCTGAGTTTCAAGAGCATTTTCAAAAGTACGAGTTCCCTCTTAGTCCTTTCCAGAAATATTCTATTCAATCCATTGTGGAGGGAAATCATGCGTTGGTTTGCGCTCATACCGGCTCCGGTAAAACTCTTCCTGCTGAATTTGCTATTGAATATTTTGTATCACAGGGAAAAAAAGTCATCTATACAAGCCCAATTAAAGCACTATCTAACCAAAAATTCTATGAATTTACTAAAAAGTTTCCTCACATTTCATTTGGAATTTTAACCGGGGATATAAAGACAAATCCCGAAGCAGATGTGCTTATTATGACGACTGAAATTTTGCTGAATAAATTATATCAGGTTCAGAGTCCCGATCAAAAACCTTCTGGCATTTCATTTGACATGTCTATACACGATGAACTTGCGTGTGTGATATTTGACGAGATTCATTATATTAATGACCCGGAACGAGGTAACGTATGGGAACAATCTATTATGCTTTTACCGAGGCATGTTCAGATGGTGATGCTTTCGGCGACGATTGATGCGCCGGAAAAGTTTGCTGGCTGGTGTGAAACAAGAGGTGACCGTGAAACCAGAGGTAACCATGAAACCAGAGGCGACCGTGAAACCAGAGGCGACCGTGAAACTGAAAAAACCAATCAAAATAAAGTCGTCTATTTGACCACGACGAATCACCGCGTTGTCCCCCTCACCCATTATAGTTTTATTACCACAACAAACGCAATTTACAAGGTGATTAAAGATAAGCAACTTGAAAAGGAAATTCGCGAACAAACAAACGCCCTGTTTGTCATGCAAGATGCCGCTGGAAAATTCAACGATATTAACTACAATAAGATGAAAAAAACTCTCACCATTATGGAGACAAAACAAGTGTACATGAAACGCGCGCATATTTTGAACCAAGTATGCAAACATATGGTGGAACACAATATGCTCCCCGCATTATGCTTTGTCCTGTCAAGAAAACAACTGGAACAATGCGCGAAAGAGATTACAGTTCCTTTGTTGGAAGATGACTCCAAGGTCGGGTATATTGTTCGCCGAGAATGCGAACAAATTATTAGAAAGCTCCCAAATTATCAAGAGTATTTGCAACTCCCAGAATATAATGATATGGTTTATTTGTTGGAGAAGGGTATCGCAATTCATCACGCAGGGGTAATGCCAGTTTTGAGAGAAATGGTGGAACTCTTGTATGCGAAGGGCTATATTAAACTCCTCTTTGCGACAGAGACATTTGCAGTGGGTATTAATATGCCGACCAAGACGGTTCTCTTTACCGACGTGAAGAAGTTTGATGGGTCTATTTCTCGTATGCTGTATTCGCACGAGTACACCCAAATGGCTGGTCGTGCTGGACGCAGAGGGATTGACACCGTTGGCCACGTGATTCATTTGAATAATCTGTTTAAAAACGTGGAACTGACGGAATACAAGAATATGATGCACGGTAAGCCACAAACCCTGGTATCCAAGTTTAAGATTTCGTATAATTTGATACTTAATTTGGTGGAAATGGGCGATCAACAGTTTACCCAATTTGCACAGCGTAGTATGATTCAAGACACGATTCAAAATGATTTGGCTTGCATGGAAGACCAAATGGCTCAGCTGGGTCAAGAGTTGGACCGTCTGAAAATCTCGTTGCAATCCCTTAGAACACCAAAAGAAATTGTGGACGAATACATTGGGATCAAGTCGCAAATACCCACGGCAGTCAATAAGAAGCGAAAGGACTTGGAACGCCGACAAACCGATATTGAATACGAATATAAGTTTATAGCCATGGACGTCCAAACGGTCAACAAATACAATCAGCAATTGAATTTGTGCAATGCGAAATATGAGAGTTACAAACAGACGCAGGATTATTTGAACTCTAATGTGGCGTCCATCTTGCGCATCTTGGAAAAAGAAGGCTTTGTCTCTTACAATGAAGAAAAACTTTCCCTTACCCTCAAGGGGTCCATTTCAACACGATTGAGGGAAGTTCATTGTTTGGCCTTTGGGAAACTCGTTGATGAAAAGAAAATTACTCATCTGTGTGCTCCTCAATTGGCGGCCATTTTCAGCTGTTTTACAAATGTAACGGTTGCGGATGAAATTAGATCAGTTAGGGCCAGATGCAATAACGGCGAACTTGAGCAAATTATTCAAAGTGTAGATGATCTATACAAGTTTTATCAGGACACCGAGTTTGAAGAGAATGTGGTCACTGGAACCAATTACAATATCCACTTTGATATTATTGAATATGTGATGGAATGGTGTCAGTGTGAATCCGCAGAAGATTGCAAACGAGTATTGCAAAAGATGGAACAGGAAAAGGGAGTCTTTCTGGGAGAATTTATCAAGGCGCTTCTCAAGATAAACAATATTGCAAGCGAAATGGAAGGAATTGCAGAAGCAGTTGGAGAAATAGCCTTTCTGAGTTCACTGAGGGAAATTCAATTTCAGACATTGAAATATGTTGCTACAAATCAATC